TCTCAAACCAAGGTTTTAACCTTTCAATCTCTTTATAAAAAAGAGTTGAAGGTCTACGTTTACCAATTAACACCCTTTTGTAAGGGGCTTCTTTGGCTCTTGGTTCTGAGTACTTTCTACCTTCATTTTTCACATAGCATTTATCCTCTATAGGAATCTTAATCGCCATACCAAATTGAAGATGATCACCTTCAATTACAGCGGCGACAGTAAATCCCCTTGAAGAACCAAACGCCTTGTGATGGTAAAACATTGGTCTACTCACAGGTTTTTCGATTTTTTTAGTCACTTGGACCTCCTTTTATTAGATCTATCATAGACTTAATATGCTCACGTCTAATTTTTTCTAAAGAACGTTTAAAACGATTTATAAATCTTTTGTAATCTTTTATTCTTTTAACATCTTCTTCAACAATACCAATGACTTCCTCTCTTGTCATACCATAAAGAATCGACTCACCGTGCTTCTTAACTAAAGCATCAATAATAACTTCACTCTTGGCTCCCTCCTGGACAAAACGTCCTATATACAAGCAAACACGTCTTCTATTGATTCTCTCCATTGTTTGAATATTCTGTTCATCAGAGAGTGATAGTGTTCGCTCTCCCCATATCCGTTTAGTTTTATTTTCTTCTTGTAAGTTTTCTTTATGTATATCGGCATAAATGTTGTCAATATTTACTATTTTTGTAACACCTACTTTAAGAAGAGACACTCTTCTTGTATATCCCAACTCTTGAATAAAGTAGACATCATCGTCATCGAAATTTTCATGAGTGATTTCTTCATCAGTTAGAAAATCTTTTTGGTGAGTTTCAAAAATTTCAGATATATCCATAGAAGGGTGTTTTCCACATACAACTCTGGTAAATCTGTGATTTTCCATCAAGTTAGTTAAGTCTATTGTCATAGTTGCTTCTCCCCCAATTCTGATACTGTACTTACTTCTCCACTTGGTCGAGGATCAAAATGCAAACAAACATAATCTTCTGGGTCTGCATTTTCTATATTTTTGTACTCTTCATCTTTTTTAGGAATCTGAAGATATAAATCTGCTTTAAACTCACTTTTTGTGTTTGTTATTTTTATAAAATTTTTAACAAGTTCTCCAGATAGTCCATAGGTCATAATTTCAGTTTCATTTTTTCCAGATTTTAAACAACAATGGTGTGGTTGTAAAGAATCATCCAACAATAATCTATCCAATTTACAATATCTACAAGGATAACTACCACATTGTAAATTTTGTTTAAACCATGATATAATATCATTTCGAATTTTTTCACGTAATTTCTCAAATTTAATTTTTGGTTGTATTGTGTCTATCATTTTTTATTCTCCGTAAACCTACTGCTCATAGAAATATTACTATGAGAATAGAATATTTCTTGTGATTTTTTCTTCCATTTCTTTATTGCTTTGTTTAATACTTTTTTTGAATACATATTATGATTCGTAGTAATCAGATACCATTCTTTTTGTTCAAAATCTCTACAATTATGTTTTATATTCTTCATGTATCTACTTGGATACATCATATGACTGGTTTTCTCAAATTTTTCTAAAATTCCGCAGAGTTTATAAGTTATTCCAATACCAAACATACTATCTTTGATATCATTTTTTTCGTGAATACAATCAGAACAAAAAACTCTTTTTCCAAAGATATATTGAAGTATGTTCATTTTTTCTCCAAAAATCTTGCTCCGTCTTTATCTACTATAAAATTCAATTCTATATACTCAATCGGTCTCTTTGGTTTATAGTAAATATCGTATCCATCCTTTGTTTTTACCACTTTAGCATCATCAACTATATGATGTTTCTTCAAACTTTCTAAAGTAGCGCTAACAAGAATGAAATCAACTATCTGCTTAGCATAAAACTCTAACTCATTAAAACTATCTTTTGATCTTGCCATCTTTCCCTCACTTAAAGAATTCTGGAATTCTTGCTTGCATTGATTTCAGTTGCTTTTTCTGAAAATACGCTTCCAACATTAATCTATCTCTTTTTGTTTTATACATAAAAAGTTTTTCATGAACGACTCTTTTTATCTCATCGGGAATTTTATCAAAATTAATCAATCTGTCATTTCTTTTATAATTCTTTACCAAATTATTTTCTTCAAGAAACTTTTCCAAATTTCCACTAAGAATGAGAGCCATTGCCTTCTTTTCACCGAGTGGTTTCTGCCTCTTACCATCTGTTACAAAGGTATCATCATCTGAAAGAATATTTGGAACTCCATCACCAGGATCTCCGCAAAGAACTTTCATTAAGAGATCTTGTTCTGGATCTTGAATTTTTACCTGATGCATCTTTATATGGTCATATTGATAAAGTACATTTTTATATTTCTGAAGTTGATGAAAATCTTGATCAGTGGATACTATGATTACTGGTTCATCTCTTTCCGGGGCACTATAATGTTGTGTTAAAATTGCTATAAAATCATCGGCTTCTACATATTCATTTCTAAGAGTAATAAAAGGAAAGAAGTCAACTAACTCATGATAAAAATCATCCATCAGTTTAAAAAAAGCATCAAAATCAATATCTGATTCTCTACGAGCTCTTGCTCTTGATTCCTTGTAAAGAGGGAAAACTTTTCTTCTCCAATTCATTTTATGATCGACGCAAAGAATAATGTTTTCTGGGTGAATTTCTAATTTCCTTTTGATTGCCATCAATTTATTCAAAAAGAGGTGTCTTACAAAATTTTCATTTTCTTGTTTTTGAATATCAATCTCTTCTCGTTGGATATCCAAGAAGTAAATCCCATACATAATATTGGAGTAATCAACTAAGAGTTTTGTTCTCTTTTTTAAAAATTCTTCCACTAAGATGCCTCCATTTCAATCAAAAGAAGAATATTGTTTTCTTCCTTTAATTTGATATCAACAAGATTTATCGTTTTATCTTGATGAACAAGTTGAATAAATTGATTAAAAAACACAATAAGAGGTTCTTTCAAAACTCTAAAGTATTTTTTTCTATCAACCCAAAAAATTATATACGTAATTTTCTTTTCTTTATCTACTCTTTTTTCTCTTAGTTGTATATCAATTGCTGTTCCCTTAAAACTTCTTAAAAAAAGAACTATAGCAGAATCTCTACTTATCTCTAACCTTTTTAAAACGTCAGCATTTTCTACAGAAGGAATTTTCTTTAATTTATCGATCTCAAGATTCAAACTTTCAATATATTTTTCCGACGGTTGTAACACCTCATTCAGCGTTTCTATGATTTTTTCCATGTTTTAAATCTTCTAACATCTGAAATCGTTTGAATATGAACCCCAAATTTTTTAGCAAGTTCTTCACTAGATAAGTCACTACTTCTAATTTCTCTAACTTTCTTCCAAGTTAATTTTGAAGCTGGACCATCATTTCCAGAATGTTTTTTGCCAAAATTCCAATTCTTTTCTCCGCAATTCCTGGGAGCCTTTGAAATTCTTCCTTTATTTTTACAATCACTCATATTGTCTTTTTGAGTTCCGAGGAAGAGATGATTTGGATTTACACAAGATGGATTATCACATTTATGTAGAACTTTTATCCCTTTTGGAATCTCACCCTTAGATAACTGATAAGAAATTCTATGAGATTGTTCTGGTTTTCCATTTAACCAAAACGTTCCATATCCGTAATAATCTTTACTTCCTATCCACAACCAACACTCATTTTCAGATTCTTGTTTAAATTTTTTTAAAAATCGAGTTTTATCTTTTTCAATAAGCATTTTCTTATATTTTTATTATAAAGTATTTCTCGAAAAAATTTAGCATTTTTTCATAAAATTTTATTCTACACTAATCTACTCACTGCATTCCAATCAATGAACTCTTTTGGGAAGTATAATTCCCACACACTAACAAAATTACTAAAAGAATTAATAAATTTTACCATACTCTCCTTTAAAGATTGTGGTAATAGTATTAATTGATCTTGATGTTCTAACATAAGATACAAATTCAAATCTAAAGGCGTAGAGGGAATTAAATGAAATTCATTAGATTTCTTAAGTATAAAGCATCGATTAATTGGTGCTTCAATTCTACTACTATGAAGACCCCAGGGGGATCCTGTGGCAACAAAACCATTTTCAGTTTTCTTAATTAAAACTTGATCATCACTTAAAATAATTGTATCAGAGGGAAGTAGTCTTACTGCAGTAGTTTTTCCTCCTTCATCAGGAGCAAGAAAGAGAGCAGATCTATCCTTATAAACAAATCCAGAAGAATGGAGTAGCATAGATGAAAAATTTGGAAGAAAAAGAGAAAACATCAAAGAACCTATTACATTATGAGAATTTCTCTCAATAAAATTTTCACTGAGAAAAGTAGTTACGCAATTGACTTTAAAATCATAAATAGTTATAGAATCTTGAGTTAGCTCAATTGTTAACATATCTGCATAATCTGAAGCAAGAAAGAGATATCCTCTAACAGTACGAGAACATATCAAAGGAGAATATTCTCCTATGATGGTTGCTTTCTTATAGTTAGGGTCTGATCTTAAATCTAAGAAGGGCAGCTTGTAAAAATTTGGTTCTATCATTACAAATTTCCAAGTTATATCGGCGTCTCCATCTTTCTCAGAGAAAGAGACAAATCTTTCAATACTTGGATACAAAGAAATTGGAGCAATGATTTTTATTTTGATTCCGCCAATATTTATCATATTATCAATGATAATTTGCTGCACTTCCAACATGGCAATATCCACTCGGATGCCCACCTGATTGACAAGTTCCAGATGCTGGAGTTAAGCCAGTTGTACAATTAGCAGGATGATCAGTACACCCTGAATAGCAACCACAATTTGGTTTTGGATCATAAGGATTTGTCTGACCGGCGGCAGTGCCAATACTGCCGATGTCAATACAAGTAGGAGGTTCATACTTTCTTTTTTTCATTCATACTCCTTATTTTTTACCTCTTATATATTATATATTAAAACTCGAACTTATTTAGTAAATTTTTTCAATTACTTTATTTCTTTCCAAGTAGCCCAAAAATTATCAGATTTATTTGTTACATTCTCTTTCATAATAGCATATTCAATCTTATTTTTTCCGAGGTCATAGGGATTTTTTATTACATTACCAGATAACCCTGGAGTATGAATAAATCTGAAATTTTTATCAATTATCAAAGTACCATAATATCGAAGATTGTCTTCTCCATTTCTAAAATTAGAATCTACAATAAATTTATTTCCTTTCTTTGCTTCAGCTGAATGTGCTTCTCCTACAACTACTTCAATAAGTCCATCCCCAATGCATTCAAATTGCTTTACTTTTTTTTCTTCAAACAATTCACTTATTTTCATTTCTACCTCATTTTGATTAAAAGTCCGTCTTTTGTTTTTATATGAAAACTTTTCAAGAAATTCTTATTCGCCCAGCTATGTATCCCCTTGTCTAAAATTAAATTCTTCCAGTGTTCATTCTTCTTTTTTCCATCAAGCAACTTTGACATAACTACTTCATCTTCAATATTAAAAAAGGGATTTCCATCATGAGCAACTCCATCCGGCCTTCTTACCATTACATGGCCAAGTGGTTGCTCGTATTTTTCAATATCTCCAGTTTCTGTTTCTTCTTTCAATATCTTATCAATTACTTTAAAATCTTCTTCTTTGAGTTTACTTTTTAACCAATGTTTCAAAGTTCCAGTCACCGCTTGCCAAAATTTGTCTCCAGAATCTTCAGAAATATGAAGTTCGTCCTTTACATATTTTTTAGCAGAGTCCCACTTATCTTCTATTTCTTTAACTGATATACCTGTTTTTTCTGCAAAAGATTTTATAATGTTGTTCGGCATATTTCCCCCTACTTATTCGCTTCCTCAGTTTTTTTAGAAAGAATACCTTTTTTCTTCTCTTGGAGAGTGATTATCTTCTCATCAATTGATTCTTTCTGTTTTGTAAGATTTTCAATCTCTTTATCAATTGCTCTGGTTTCGTTTGTTCCAACAACAAACTTCCCGCCTGGAAACATCTCATCTAAGATTTTCTTTATTGACATTTTATTTCTCCCTTTGTAAAAACAATTCGGTTATTCTTGCTTTTATATTCAAAAATTGGAATTCCATAGAATCTATCTATTGGAACTAAATCTTCTTTTATTTCAATCTCATTATCTTCTAAAAGATATTTTCCACTTTTAATTGTTGAATGACCATTTTCAGAAACTACATTCGAAAAATGTTCACTTAATCTACTTGAATACTTTAATAACTCTTGTAAATCTTCACAATTTTTTAAGCAATAGTTAAACACTACCTTTGAGGTATTTTCGTTATGTTCTTTAATTAGATAAATTGTAGAGAGTACAGCTGCTGCTCGTGAAGGTCCAATTGCCTTCCCCATAAGTTGCTTAATTTTTCTTACTATTTTTTCAAAAAATCCGAATGATTTCTTTTCATCAGTTAAAATAGGTTGGTGAATCGTATCTCCATTCTCATCAATTATTCCTTCTTTATATGCATCCCAAGAAATAAAAGGTGTAGACAACAGTTCAATTAATTTATAACTAATATAGTAACTAATTAATCCCATGTTTCATCTCATTATCTCTTTTCAAAATCCAGTATCTACTTATTGCATTTCCTATTTTCTTTTTAGTTTCTTCTGACTGATTTTTCCCAAACATTCCATTTAAACTACCTTTATGAGATTCAACCATTTTTTCTTTTGTTTCTTTTGTAGCAATTTTCCCTAACCTAAGTTTCATAAGTATTTTTTTTGTATATTTTGTATGTTTTTTACCAATTCTTCCTATTCTTATTTTTTCGGACCAAGAAATTGTATGTTTTTTTCCTTTGGTAGAATCTCCTATCTTTCTTTTAGTAATATCCAACATTCCTACTCCGCCATCACCCCCGTCAGTCAAATTATAACCATCCGGATATTTTGTTTTTTTCCTCTTTATCATTAATTTTTCATAATGATTCCCCTCTTCATTTTTACAATGAAGAAGAGCATGTTTTTCGAAATTCTCTAAACCATACTTTTGAATAGCATTCCAAATATAAACTCCGCCTCCCCAGTAATTACCTTTTTGAAATTCTTCATTAGAATTACACTTTCTATGTTTACCAATATACTTCATCCCATTTTGTAAATTAGTAATCTGGTAAACTACCATGCATTTTTCCTCTAAAAATATTTATAAAAAACTTATTTTTTTTCTTCTATTATTTCCTTGCACGTTGTTCTTAACTTTGATTCTTCTGAGATTTGATCACAAGAATTTTTCTTTCTGCAGTAAGATCCGTCTTCTTTAAAAATTGCTTCTTCATGAGGAACTGAATGAAAACAACTGGGATTGTTTACTTTACATTTGTACTTTTCTGAAAATTCACAAATCATCTTTGGCATGAATCCTCCTATTTAAAAATTCTTTTCTCATTCTTTTCTAAAATCTCTAACATTTTTGTACTCATTCTATTTGAGATTTGAATTTCATCTTCATAAAAAACTAAAGAGCAAAAATACTCAAAAAGTTTTTCAGTTTCAGTAAAATATTCTACTGCAATTAAAACAATCCCCTGAATTCCAAATACATTTCTCAACGTAATATATTTGTTAATTAACAATAAATAATCAATCTTGTATCCGTTTATCACCTTTTTTAAAAGTTTTTGAAGTTCGTAAATAACTTTACAATCACTAATAAACTCATTCATAGAATCTCCGCTTGGATTGTTATACAGTTTTACCAGATTTTTATCAATCTTTTTTGCAGAAATTATTTTCTCTATTTTTTCCTTTGTACTCATTCTGTAGATATCCTCAATCTACTACAAATCAATTTAATTAGTGATTTTGTAATATCTTCTTCGTTCTTATTATTTTTTTCGTAGTAATCATCCGACACTAATTTACTAAGGAATGAAGCACTGTTTAGTACTTTAAATCCTTTTTCTCGTTTTTCAATCTCATACACTACTATTGATTTTTTATCATTTACATCCAACAATAAGAGTTTTTTAGATCGTTCATTTAAAATCTTCACTGCTTTATGAAAAACAGTATATCTACTCTTTGCTTTAGTAAATTCTTTTGTTTCGAGAATATTATTCTCGGTTTTCTTTTTCTTTTCCATACATTTATATATAAGAAGAATTATTCGGTTGTTACTTATCAAAGATAAACTTCTCAAATAAGTGTTTCGGATCTTTCTTTTGCTGGCCAGGAACAGCATCTGGGAGAGCAAGATTGTCATTCGAAACATCGAAATGTCTCATTTTATTATCATCGTACCCTACTAAAAATTTTCGATCTCTGCCAAGACTATACAATCTGTTCTTTATAATTTTGAACATTATCTTATTTTCTTCCATTAGATTTTCAGTTGTAATCAATATCATACCGAAATCTGCGTTGTGAATAATTCCTGCAGATTCTGCAATATTTCCCATCTCAGCGTCTGTTGTATTCCACCCACCCCTGTTTAATTGAGCTGGAGCAAATCCAATCACATTATTTACTGAAAATAATCCTTTCAATTCTTCTGAAACATTTTTTCCAATTTGATATAATCCATCTGCTGGTCTTGTAGGAAGCATCAACCCTATGTAATCTACTGCAATTACATCAGAAATAAATCCTTTCTTCGATTTCAATTCTTCTAAAAGTGCTTTCAAATGATTTGTGTTGATTGCTGCTGCCGGATACTGCTTTATCAATAACTTTCCATAAACTTTCCCTTTCAGAAATTTCACCTTTGAAAGAAATTTTTCCTTCTCTATTTTTGGAAAAGTGTTTATATCAGTATCAAGTAGATTTGCATCAAATCTCTGCCTTACATTTAGTTCAGAAAGTTCTAAAGTTACATACAAACAATTCAATCCCTGTCTCATATAATGACAGCATAAATCTACCAGAAGTCTACTCTTCCCAGATCCAGGAGCACCGATAGGAACATTCAAAGTTTGCCTACTAAATCCACCACCAGTAGATCTATTCAGCTGCTCAAGATGAGTTGGAAATCTCGCTTCGTTATGAATATAATTTTCAAAGGCAACTTCTGTATCTCCAAAGTAATCATGTCCTACTGAAGTATTAAAGCAAACTTGTAGTGATTTTTGTATCTTCTCTGGAATAGAATTTACATCATTTGGTTTACTATCAAAGATTTGGAGAGATTCCACCAACGCATTATACAATGCTCTTTTTTGAAAATATTCTTCGGTAAGATCAATTAAGTATTCTACAGAAAAATTTTCTTCTGTAAACTCAGTTATATCTTTGAGAGATTGTAAAACTACTTTTAATCCTTCTTCATCGACACCGGTGTCTTTTTCTTTGAAGTAAATTATGAGAGAAGACACTGGAGGAATTTTTTCGTACTTCTCATAAAATGCTTTTACTACTGCTGAAATTTTTTGCCTTTCAGCAGCGGCAAAATACTCTGACTTTAAATAGGGTAGAATCTTCTTTGCAAAATCTACAGATTTTAGCAAATAGTGTAATATCAAAAATTCTGAGTTTAGATCATTTTTTTCCATCAATTTCCTTTACCACATTGGCAAATGCATCAGATATAAATTTCTTTAACTCTGCTTCTAATTTCTCAAGATATTCAGGTGTTTTTCCTGCTTCGAATTCAAAGTCAAATATCAACTTTCCTTCCTCTTGGCGAATATTTTTAATCAAAACTGTTCCGGAGGGAAGTATTACAACAGACTTAATATCTTTCGTTACCTTTTTTCTTTTTGGTCCAACTCTTTTTTTAGCCATAATTTATTCTTCATGTTCTTCTGATTTACCTTCAAAAAGTTCCAAATCCGACTCAGGGAATTTTTCGTCTGATTGACCAAGAATTTCAGAAATACTTTTTATAGATGCCTCACTAGAAAATTCTTTCTTTATTTCCTCCAGTGTCAACTTTTTATTTTCTTCATCTGTTAATTCTTTATCTCCCTTTCCATAAGTAAAAGTAGTTTGAGTATATTCATCAATTGCTTTTAAAGCCTCCCCTGTATAGCATTTCTCTGGAGTAAGATCAATTTCAGTTTGGAACCACTTATTCCCATCAGGGAAGAGAAACTTCTTTCCATCTTTTTTAATTATTCCGCCCTCTAAGGCTATATTAAACAATCCAGAAAATCTATCTAATCCCTTTGAAAAGTTTACTTTAATCGTAACATTTTTCCATTGTTTTGTCAACTCTGACTTTCTAAGAATTGCTTTTACACTGGTTCCAATTACATTTCTAGTTCCCTTTCCATCTGTAATACTATCTTTAGTAGGAAGAAATTCCACAATAATTGCCGCTGCGTATTGTAAACCTTGCCCTCCAGCAATAATACTTGGTAAGTACTGATTCATTGAATCATAAACATGAGAAGTAACAATCATCGGTTGCTTCAGAATATTCAAATCCATTGTAATGTTTCTGAATATCGATTTTACCACTCTTGCTCTTAAGCCCATATCTGATGCATTCTTACTTTCCAAAGCATCTTTTACCTCTTTCAATGAACCCATCATTGATAGAGAATCTAAAGCGTAAAAATAATTTTCTTCAATCTTTTTTGGAGGAAGTTTCTTTATAGCGTATGGGTCATCCGAGAGTAAACTTTCCGTTGTAATATCTCCAATATCTTTTTTTGCTTTTTGATCATCAATCCCCCTATCTTTTTTAATTAGATCGATAGTCTGAATAAACTGATTCTTAAACTCTTCAAGATTTCTAATAGGGTTATGAATAAATCTTTCTGTTATTAAACCAGCATCAACAAGTTGCTGTCTTGTCAATCTTCCTTCTGTGTCGTAGTAAATAACATAATAATCGTTATTCATTACCAGATAGTTTTTTAGAATGGCTAAAGTAAGATAAGTTTTTCCTGCTGTTGGGGGGCCGGCAAATCCAACAATTCTATTTCCAGGAAATCCTTTAAAGATTGATCCAGAAAGTAATGCGTTTAGAGCATAAGAACCAGTATCAATATAGTATTCAATGTCAGAAAGCAATCCATCACTGGCGAGAGAAGCATACGGGTTCATTTTTTTAAGTTTTGTTATTAGTTTCATATAAAATCCTCCATTTTTATTTATAAGACATTTTTTCTTACCAGAACAACTCCGATATTTTTTCGGTTTTATCATTCAACGTTTCAATCAAATCCCATCCACAAGGTTTTGTTAAAAGATTTACTGAAGCAAGAAAGCATTTTTCAAACTGAAGTTCTCTATCAATATATTCTCCTAATTCAAATTCTTTTGGAAGTTTGTCAAGAAAAGAAATGATATTCTCATTATTGTTTGGGTTTGGAGTTTTTAGATATACAAACTTTATCTTATCACCAGGTTGAATTCTATGATACTTTTTTGTGAGTTTCAATCTTTCTAAATAATAATTGTAAAGAAGAGCTCCTCTGATATGAATAGGGGTTGCTTTTGTATAAATAAAAGAAGAATCATAATATTTCTCTATTTCAGATATTCCTCTCGGAAAAGCAATATCTTCCACGGGAAAAGTGAAAAATTCTTCTCTATATTTTTTTATCACTTCCATCAATTTTACTGTATCATTATCAAGAAGAATTTCAACAATTTCTCTCAGTTTATTCCTCACCACCATTGGTGTAGAAGTTCTTATAATTTCGATTCCTACTATCTTTAGTTTGGGTTCAGTATATTCTTCTTCTTCATCAATATATTTTCTAACAACGTACTTCTTTTTTGCAACCCAAAGTCCAACGTCTCCAACAATTTCTCTATTTACTTCCAGAGTATTTTTAAACATATTCAAATTTTGCGAGAAATATTCTAATGCTTTTTTAATCTCAACACTAACCATAGTTTTTCCAAACTTATCTACCATCTTAATGTAATCTATTGTTGCGAGATCTTTTTTTGTACAACTATTCACTAACTTTTCACAACTGATATAAATACTATCAGTATCATTGTAAATCACTTCCAAGTAATTATGGAATCTATCTTCAATCCATTTTGATAGAAACTTTATTAATAGTTGACCAGTAAGAGTAATCGCTGACGCTATTCTAATGTCATAGTAACGAAAGTATTCATTAGCAAATGCTCCATATCCAGAGTTTAGTAAGATCTTCAGTGCCTGTTGCTTCAAATCAAGATTCTTTACTTCTTCTTTCTTCTTCCCCTTTTTTATTGCCTCATTCATCTTTTTTCTTACTTCAATTCTTTCATTGTACTTCTTCTCCATTATTTCGCCAATAGTTCCTTGTTTACTTACTTTCCAAAAATATCCATTGGGTGTTGCTGACACTCCATGTTTTTGTAAAATTGAAAAATCACATTCTTCTTTCAAAATACTGTTTATCATTCCCTCGTAATTGTCAGTTGAAATGAAGAATCTCTTCAACTCTTCCGAAATATCTTCTCTTTCTACTATAGTTTCTTTTGAAAGATTGAATCCAATAATGATATTCGGATACATAGATTTTAGATCGTAAGCAGTAATCCACTTACTTAATCCGGGCTTTGGTTCTCTTACAAATGCTCCAGGATATGGTTGAACTTTCTGTTGGTGCAGAGGAGGAATCTCTAACCCTTTTTGTTTCAACGCGTTGTAGATAATTACATCCCATATCCGAACTGGAGAAAAAATATCTTTATACAAAACTTTTGACTCATATGCTATTGTTAAAGCAAGTTCCATTAGTTTTAATTTCTCATTTAGAAGAGATACTAACTCTGTATCCCAAATATTGTATTCTATGTATTTTTGTGGATTTTCAGTAATCAATTTATCAGAATAAAATTCTTTTTCTTTATTCAATTCCACTAAGCATATATTGTTTAGAGAGTATGATTCTTGAGAAACATATGTAAATTGTTTGTATAAGGCCATATAATCAAAAATTGGAATATAGATATCATATTTTATCCCTGGCTCATATTGAAATCCACTCGGATGAGTTTTTACTTCATGTTGATCTATCTTCCCTGTTGGTGACATTTCTCTTAATTTATCGAGACTAAGAATTTTAACTATTCTATTTAGTATGTAAGGCATATCAAAGAATTCTACATTCCATCCAGAAATTACATCTGGTTGGAGATTCTTTATAGTCCAAACAATTCCTTCTAAAAGTTCTACTTCAGATGCTACTCTTTTGAAAAATAACTTTTCTTTATCTATTGGAAGAGTGCACTTTGATTTGTCAAACTCACACATAGATAAAATGTAAAATTTTCCAGAAATACTATCTTTCATTGTAATAGAAGTGATAGGATATTCCGCTTTATTAGGTTCAGGAAATCCAGACTCAGATGAAACTTCTATATCTAAGTACAAAACTCTTATCTGATCTAAGTCATAAAATTGCTCTTCTACTCCCCACTTACTGTTTATGAACTGATAGATAGGAGAGATATTTCCATAGATTTTCATATCTTCCCCATACTCTTTTAAAAAAGCATAGTAGTCTGAAATTGAACCTTCCCATTTATCTAAATTCTTTTTGTCCTGTCCGAGATAGCCCGTATATTGGTTAGTCTCGACAAAACAACTTGGCTGAAAGTTTACAACTTCTTTAAACTTTTTTCCGTTTTTGTACCCTATGTAAGATAGTCCGTTCTTCTGTAGAATTACGTTGG